AACCGTAATCATTGCAGAGCCAGAAGTGCCGACTCGTGTGGGTGACCTTCGCGTTACCGTAAAGCTCCAAAGACTGAATCGGTGCGTTGTCTACATCGACCACCCTCCATTCTGCGTTGACAACCGTGATGGTGAACCGGATGATGCAGACGACAGTTGAAGATCGCGAACCGGTAACCAGCCCGCGCGAGTCCACAGGGACCGTGCGGGCTTTGTCATGGACGACACCGAAACAAGACTCCTCAAACTCGAGGAGCGGTTAAAAGTCGAACTTGGTCTAGACGGTTTCGACGGGCAGTTATGGAAGACAATCGACGCTCACTCGCAGCGACTGACTTCAATCGACAACACGATCTATCGTGGCAACGGCAAAGATTCGCTCGTCACACAGATCGCCAAGCTTCGCACCGAGATGCGTACGATCGCAGGCGTCCTCGCCGTGCTCATGCCGGTGGGGTTCAAGCTGGTCGACTTCTTGTGGCTCTCGCACTGATCGCTGTGCCGGCTGTGGCAGCGGAGCCGGGTTGGGTTCGAGCCAGTGTTCAGGTGGCGGGCTGCTCAGGCACGGTGATCACGGCTGACGGTTACGGAGTCGGTGCCGGCCATTGTGCGAAGATGGACAAGAAGTTTTCTTGGGTTGGCTTCGACAACACCACTACCGGCAAGGGACGTTGGCTGGCAGTCGACAAGGTACGCGACCTGGCGTTGTTCAAGATCGACAAGCCGGTTCACCATGTTCCAGTACCGCGATCGATCCCGGTGGGTCCGGTGTCCGGCTGCGGGTGGCCGGAAGGGACCGGCCCCTCAAAGTTGGCGTTACGGTATTCGAGTCGAGACGAGTTCACGAACCTGGTCGGTGACCGATGGGTCTTCGGTGTCGACACTGGCGAGTTCCGTAGCGGAAACTCCGGTGGAGGAATCTTCATCGGGGACCACCTAGTCTCCGTCATGACACACGGGATTGATGACAAGTGGGTCTACGGTTGTCGCCACGAGGAACTGCTGGTGTTTCTCGGGAACGCCGAACGGGAAACCAAGGCAACCCTCCTCACGTCGAAGGTTGCTCAACCGCTGTCCTTCGCCGGCTGGGGAGATAGTGACCGCACGCGAGAGATCAAACTGCTACAAGAGAGGGTGTCTAAACTCGAGGCGTTGATTACGAGTAAACAGTCGCCGGTGCCCGGTCCCCCCGGTCCACAGGGGGATCCGGGTCCGGTTGGCTTAATAAACAGTGGGCTGAAGGATCGGCTGATATCACTTGAGGAATGGCGTACCAACTTCAAAGCGATTATCCGCGTGAAGATTGCGCCGCAAACGGAGAAATGAAATGGCTAGTACAGTAGATCTTCAGGCGTTGCTAGAGTCTGCAGCCGGTGAGCGTTTGGCGCAGCAATCGGCTGCTAATAACTCGTTTTTGCAGATGCTAGATCGGGCATTCGGGGTCAATTACAGTTCGGTGGACACGGCTGAAGCCTTCGCAAGTCGCGTGCTGATCCAGTCCAAGGATGGACCGTCAGCGTAGTGGATATTGATGCTGAAGCGGATCGCCTGCTCGGCCTGGATGAGGCCGGGCGGGAAAGGGAGTTGGTCGTCGTTGCCTTGCGTCTGGGCGAGGCGGCGAAACAGACCTGGCTGGAATTACGCCAACTCGACGAGGAGTTTCTGAATGGCATCACCAATCATCGAGGAGGGTTTCCGGGCTCACCTGAAGGGCCGGAATCGATTCTTGAACCTGTGGACGCATGACGTTGCTGAACGAATGAAGATCAGGCGAAAGGGGATCGCGGCTTCTGCTGGCCTCGAGCCGAGCTACGACGTGGGAACATACCCGTCGGAGGAGACGACGATTCACGGTGGTGGTCCTGGTATGGTCAAAACGAGTCTTCTGACTGCGGCTCTCATGGGCCTCGGCGGTGCGGGTGTGCTGGGAGCCAGTCAACTGCTGGGTGTGCTTCCCTCCTCACGGGCACATACGGCGGATGTCCAGCCCCCCGCCGCCGTGGTTCCAGCCACTGAGTTCGATATCACCGTCGAGACGGTTGACGGCAAACTCAAAGTGACCGGTATCCAAGAGGTCGAGTAATGGACTACTCACGCGTTCGCGATGACATTCAGAACGGTGACGTGCTGGCGTTTGGTTACGTCCGCTACTCCCTCTTCAGCCAGTTGATCCGTTTGTGGACACGCAGCAGTATCAGTCACGTTGGGATCGCAGTTCGATTCTACGGTCGCCTGTGCGTGATCGAGGCATTGGAGGGTCGTGGCGTCAGGGTGTTTCCGGTGAGCACCTTGCTGGCCAAGGGACGCAAGATCGTCTGGTACAAAACGGTGATCCCACAAAAGCTGAGTCGTTTTGAGATCTGCCAGTACGGTCTCTCACATTGGGGGAAACGGTACGCCAGTCCCTGGCAGTTCATTCGCAGCTTCAGCGTGCTGACCAAGTGGATCTGCGACAAGCTGAAGATCAAACGAGACACGAATGATGAGCGGTTTTTCTGTTCGGAGTTCGTCGTCAACTGTTTGCTGTCTGTGAAACTCGATATCACCGACGATCCGGCTGAGATGTCACCCGCTGACGTGATCGCACTGCCCTGTCTACTCAAACGAGGTGTCCTTGAATGGACTGGAAGTTCCAAGCGACCATACTGAGAGTTTTGGACGGGGATACCTGCGATTGCCGTATAAAACTTGGGTTTCATGTAGAGGTAAAGGAGCGTCTGCGTCTCTGCATGAGCGATGGAGTCGGCCTCAACGCTCCTGAAACTCGTGGTGTCGAGCGTGAGGACGGCCTGAACTCCAAGGCCGCTCTGATCGCCCTGCTGAAGAAACATACCAAGGACGATGAATGTGTCGTGAAGACCTTCAAGGGGACGCGTCAGGGCAAATACGGGCGTTTCCTGGCATCCCTGGAGACTAGTGATGGAGTGAAACTCTGCGACCTAATGGTGGAGAATGGACATGCGGCCAGGAAGGCATACAAATGACATGGAAGTCCCCGAAGGGGAACCCACGCACGAAGAGATCCGAGAGATGTGCGCGGAGATCCGCAAAGGATGGACGAACCTGAAGAGCCGGGACGCAAAACTAAGCGAAATAGTTCCTTGGGAGATGAAGGTGCTGAAATCCCCCAAGGGTCTGGGGTGACAGGTCACCGATCTCAGCGTCTCACCCCCGCCCGGCCAATGCGACGACGCCGAGGCTCTTCGCCCCTGAAGACCCGGCGCATCCTGTTCAGCCGTTCGGCCAACGCCTTGGTGATCCGTGGCACCTGTCTCGGACGGTAAGTACGACCCAGTCGCTTCTGGGTACGCTCCGCTTCCATGTTGCTGCGGCGCAGGGCTTCCTGCTTGATCAACTGCTCGATCTCCTTGATGCCACGACCGTTGGCCTGGAGGATCTTCAACTCGTCAGACTTCAACGGCTCCTCGTAGCTGGGGCTGGTCAACTGCCAGGCGATGGCCCCGAGGTAGAGGTCAGGCACGTTTGCCACGGGGTTGTCCATCACCTCTTTGGTGACGGTCGACAACTGCTCCCGCAACTGTTCGACAGCCTGTTCGTCACCCGCCTCTTGCGCTTCCAGCATCTTCTCGCGAGCAGGCATGTAGGTCATCGACCGCCACTTGTTGAGCACCATCAGTTCCTGCTTGCCGTCCTCGTCGAGCAGGTGCTGGGTGTGGCTCATCAGGTACTGCCGACCGTTGGCCTCACGCACCGTCTTGGGCAGCTGCAACCGGAACGCAGCCGCGTCCGACCGCTCATCGCCCATCGCTGCCCACATACGGTCTTGAGCACCACGCTGGCTGACCCGTAGGAACCGTTGAAGGATGGGCGCTGATCTCAGAACCGTGGTCGTCTTGAACTGCTCGTCCGTGTCGTCGAAGGCATCGCCCAGGATCGGGCCGGTGAACGGATGCACCACGGTATTGATGATGCCCGTCTTCTTGATCGTCCAGGCGAGCATCTTCCGGTTCGACTCCCAACCGCCGGCCTCCCAGTTACTTCGCGGGATAATGTCTCCCTTGTAGAAACGGTCTGTCGGGTTCTCGCCCGATCCGTACTGGCTCCACGCTGTCGCAATGTCAAGGTACGGATTCATGTTGGGAATCGAGTTGGATTTCAGCGAATCGTAGATGTCCTGCAGCGCCTTTGGAGGACTCCCCGCCGGTGTCTCCACATCGGTGGTTGCCTCGACGACCGCATCCATCGCGTTGCCCCACATCTGGGCGACGAAACTACGGGTCTCATCTCGTGGAATCGTCAGCCCAACTGCATGACGCTTGCCGTCAACCTGGGTGGTCCCCAACGGGATCACGTCGTAGTTGTCGACGAAGTATTTCGAGAACAGCTTGTACCATTCCTCCAGTTCGTCACCGACCGGACCCAGAAAACCGAGTGCTCCGTAACCGGCCAGCTTCACGAATGTCGTCGGTGCTATCGTCCAGACCATCTGGTGCATGATCCAGGCGGAACGGGTCTTCGGGTAATCCCCCTTGAGCAGTTGAGCGTCCCGCTGCAAAGCGTTCCAGCGAACCTTCGAGTACATCAACAGCGAGTTCGTCAAACTCGATACCAGGCCACGCTGCATGAAGTCGGGAGTACCCGAGTCCTTGCGTGTCAGAAACGCTCGCTCGCGGGTCTCGACGCCACGCTGCTCCAGTAGGTTGTAACCGGTCATCTTTCCGGCGAGTTCCTGAGCCTCGGCGTATGTCTTCAGTCGTTCCGCTCCGAGGATCTCGAAGGCGTGCAGCAGATGCCCCCACGCCGGCAATGCCTGCGACTTAAACTTCTCCAACATCGTCGGATCGTCGAGTTCTTTCAGCCTCGCGATTTCCTTCTTCGCCCGTTCCCTCGGTGACAAGTTTGGGTTCACGAAACCGGGGACCATCTGCCCTGTCTGCGATTCGATTTCCGTCAACGGAATCGCATAGGCATGCTCCTCCATCATCTGTTCGACCAGTTCGACATCTCCCTCTTCTGGTTTACCGCGAGCGAATCGTCTCGCACGGCCAGGCTTGAGTACGCCGCCACTTAGGAACTGAGCCACTCTCCCCCAGCCCATCAGCTTGTGACGTTCCTTGAGGATGTCGAGCAGCCCGATCCGCATCCGGCGACCGGCCACCTCAGACTGGGCCACCTCGACTTGGTTCGGTTCCCGGCCCTCCCTGTCTCGAATGCCCTGCAGGTACGCTTGAGCAGTCTCGTACTCCAGCCGTTTGGACTGAGCCCCGAGGTTCCGGTGGGTTCTCTGAATATCCCGAATCCAGTTACCGGCGATGAAACTCGGGTTGTACGTCACGAACAATGGGTGGAATGTCTGGTAGACCGCGCTGCTCATGAGACCGGTCACGCTCTGCAGCATCCCGATGTCATGCTGGTTGAACATCTTCACGATGTACTGGTCGACGGCGTAATACTTCATGTCGCCGTTAACGAGGACACGCATGATGTCCTGGTTGACTGGGTCCGGCAGGTCGGATTTTTGTGGCTCGACTAAGTTCCCCTTGTCGTCTCGCTTGATTATTTCCTCGTAGTCCTCTTTGAAGTAGGTCTCCATCCAACCAATCAGTTTCCCCTTCGTGCGGTTGACCTGGTTGAATCGGTGAAGTGTCACCAGCTTGAGCATCGTCGCGACGAACGGGTTGGCAACAACCCCGAACGTGCCAACCTGCTTCTCAAGCATCGGGCTGATCTTTTCGTTCTCGGTGATGTACTTCACCACCAGGAACGTCGAGTAGTTGTCGATGTTCTCGCGAAGACCGCCTGGCCCCTCGACTTTCTCGCGACTGTAGACTCCCGCTTCGACCGCTTCCTCGACGATGGGAAACACGATCTTGCGATGCCATACCAGCGACATCTCTTCGAGGTATTCAAACTGCGTCATCCGCCGACCATTTGTCGGATGCGTGATCTCGGTGCGCAATTGTTGCTCGAGATGGTTGATAGCCTCCGCAGCCGACTCCGGTGTGTGTCCCAACGGGTTGAAGACCTCGGAACGCTCCATGATGATGCGGCGCATCATTACATACTCGCCGAAGTTCTCCATCGTCACGCCGACCGCAGTCAATGGTTCGAGGATCGTTCGCTGTGTTTTCATCACCAGGGCGTGTACCGGGGCGTCGATCGTGAACATCTCGTCCAGCAACGCCTCGAACGCTCTTGATTCATCTACCGTCGCACCCAGTTTGCGTGCTCGCTTTGCCAACTTCTTGCCAGGTGCAAAACGATCGAGGATGCCCTGAGTGGCGAACTGGACAAGCGTGTCCCACCCACTCATGCGAGCGGCCTGGCGTGCCGCTGCAGACGACAGCAACGCTTCCTCGCCGCTCTGGTATCCTGCGAGGACTCTATTACTCCGGTGCTCCATCAGCTTGGCAGAGTCGCCGGCCAGCAAGTCCTGCAGTTCCTGGTACTCCTGCAGGAACTCGGGGTTCCGCGAGATGTACGCCATGAACCCACGCCAGAACTCCGGTGCTCGGTCCTTCAACTCCTTCGGTGCGACCAGCAGAACGCTCAACGCCTGGGCGAAGAGTTCTCTGTTTTCGTGGCGGTATTTTGTGTAGGCCGGCGTCGCTGTGGCTTCGTCGTAAGGAGTCCACCAGTACGACAGTTCGATCAACTCCTCGCGCAGACTGTCCTGGCTGAGTAGTTCCCGCTTGCGGATTTCTTCCTCAAGCAACTCGTGATACTTGGCCAGGATCTCTGACTGGGCGGCGTCGAGTGTCAACTCGTCCAAATTCGCCTGGACTGCTCCAGTCAGTGTCGGGAGATCTGCGGGAAGGATCCCGCTCAATGCCGCTTTGACCACTGAACTCTTGCGGTCATTCGACAACTTCTTGAACCAAGTCAGCAAGACCTTGTTGATGTCCGCGTCATCGGACGCGCGGAAGATGTTGACAATGTCCTCGGGTTTGAACGCACCACCCGAGTCGTCGATGATCTCCTGTTCGATGTCGGGATTGGTCAGCAGTCGCCTGGCCTCCTGCCGTAGCCGTGCCTTCTCGCTGGCCGACAACGGGGAGGGACCGCCGATCGTGCCAGACAGGTACTCGGCGGTGTACTTCTGCAGACCCCTAATCCGCCCCAGGATGTTGCCACGTTTCGTCGTCGCTTCACCCAACGCACTGTCGGGCAGATAGTCGATGAGGTGTCCGAGTTCGTGGCCCAGGATCTGCGTGGCCTCGGTGATGTTCTTGGCGTACAACGGATTCATCAGGATCGCAGCGGAAGTCAATTGGCCGTCGGCTCCCTTGAAGATCGCCGCCGCTTCCCTCAGCCGCTCACTCATCTCGGGGGCGCGACCTCCGAGCAGGTTGGTGGCTAGTTCGACGAGTTCCGGTAAGGCGAAACCGTAGAGTTCCATTGCCTCGCCGGTGGGTAACTCTGCGGTGGCCGGGCCGGTGTCGGCATCCTGTACGCCGAACGCGCCTGGTGCTCCACCGCGTGCAGCTGCACCGCCCTCGCGAGAAAACACTATGACTTCGACGTGGTTCGGCATCTCTGGCACATCGCGCATTTCGGCGACGATGCCGTCAAACCCCGCAGCCTCAACTAGTTGTCGTGCTGCTTCAGCACCTGGCCAGAACCCTTTGTCTTCTCCACGAAGCGCATCACGCAACGCAGCAAATACGCCACCCGAATGGGACTCCGCAGTTCTGAGATAGAATTCCCTGCCTTGCCCAAGTTCAAGACCCAGACTTTCTTCGATCAGGGAAAACAATTGGTTGTATTCTGGAGAGTTGAGAAGTGCTACGCGCTCGGCGTTTCCAGTTGTTCCCGGTTGGTCAACAATACCCTCGGCAGAAAACGGAGTTCTAAGTTCCACCACCTCTTCGGAAACAACTGCGTCGCCCGGTCTATGTTCAGCATAAATTTCGGCTGCTCGGCGATTGTCGGTGTAATATAACCCGCCACTGCCCAAACGCGCATCTGCGGGTCCAGCGTCCTCGGCACTCGCCTCACTTCCCGCACCTCGATATAGAGTGAACCTGAACGGAGACCCATGGGTTGCTGCCCTTCCTAGTCCAAACTCTCCAGGAGAAGGCGCTTCCGGGGCCGCTGCCTGAGCAACCGGCGGTTGCATCGTCGGCATCCCGGCAACGCCACCCATACCGACACGACCGAACCGTTCAGTCGGTTGCCCCTCCATCTCGGCCTGCCCAATCGCCTCCAGCTGCTCGGCTGCGGTCTCCAGGCCCAGTGTCGCCTTCCCAATCACGATTGCCTGCAGGGACTTTTGGTACTCCAGTATCACCTCGGAGCCTTCGCCCTCGGATAGACCTGCGCCGGTCAGCCGCTTGAACGTAGCGGAGTTCACCTCCGATGCCTGGGATAATTCACTCGCCGCTTGCGGGTACTCAAGAAGCAACTGCTCGGGAGTTCGACGTTGGCCACCCTCAAGTGCCGGCACACCAGCGACCTGGACCTGAAGCGTTTGTAGTAATTCCAGCGGGATCCCCTCACGCAGGATCGCCTCACCGGGATTGTCCTCGGCTAGTAGGAGTTTCAGCCGATAGAGTAGTCCCTTGAATGTTTGGTCTCCCTGCTTTTCCCCCTCTGTGACAACGATCTGTGCGACTCCGGCTATCTCCGTTTTCTGCGCATCGGTCATCTCCGCTACTTCGAGATCCACTTTCTGCAGCAACTCCTCTGCATTTTCCCTGATCGCTTCACGATGTGTCCCCTTGCTGGGAT